TGCATGAGCAATGTATGAATTAAACGAAACACGTCGCGAAAGCCGACCTCGGCTATGATTCGCGCTATTAGCTCAATCTTAGCCCTCGCCGCATCGTAGGCCAGCGCCGCGACGCCTGTGTTGACGTTCGCCAAAGCGTTCTGCCCTAAGCCTGCGACTTCCTCGCCTACGCCTGTGCGGGCTTTGGTCAGACTGTCGATATACTCGACCATCTGAAACGCCTCTTGCGGTAACGGGTTATGCGGGATGGGAGTGATGTACTGCGCTGCCGCGCCATCGCCTTTATACCGTACGACGCCGCCGGGTCGCGTGGTCAATACGTCGTCCATGTTGACATGCTGATCGTTGACCGCGGTGCGCCCGTTGGTCGATAGATAGGTGCTATCTAATACTTGACGGACGAGTGCGCTTTTAATGCGTTGCAAATCCATCGTGATATCCGCAATCGACATCCCGTAGAACTTATGCGGCATCAATATCGGACTGACGGTAGCGAACGGCATCTGGTCGACTTCATCAATCGACAATAATGCGCTCGAGCCTGCGGTATAGTCCGCGCCGCCTAATGTGACGCGCAATAGTTCGGCTATATCATCGCCGTCACGATCGACACGCACATAGCATTCGGTGATCCAGTAGTTGCGCATCGACTCTTCGGACACGTAATCATACGGCCCTTCTTCGTCAGACTTATTACGCCGCGCCAGTTCTTCCTCGGTGACGACGGATTCATCGGATGGCAACGATCGGATAGTCTCGACGTCGTAACCCATCTGCACCAGTTCGGTAAACGATTTTAGAGTGCGGTGGAAACAGAAGTTGGTATCCTCGACATACGGCGAGCGGGCGTAACGGGCAATCCCGAACTCCTCCGGCGGTACTGGCTCAATGCGTACGCGACCGGATTTTTCGGTCACTTTCATGCTGACGTTGAGCAGTCCCAGATCCGTGACTTCAATGTCTAATACTTCGCGATCAACGAACGGATCGGCCAACAGTTCGCCCAACTGCACCTCATCGAGATTTTCGTATTCTTCCTTACTTTCCTCTTGCGTGTCGTCCCAATAGATTTTCAGTATCCCGGTCTTTGACAGCAGCGCATCTTTTAAAAACGTATAGGTATTATAAAAGCCGCGGTTTTGCTTCCAGTACACATGATTGACGGCTTTGGTTTCTAGCTCCGCCTGCTCGATATCGTCCTCGTTGACCGGATCGAACACGACCATGTTTTCGCTATCGGTAAAGATGCGGGCCAGCGATGGCAATATCCATTCGATGGTCTCCATGACCTCGCGTGTTCTGATTTGCGAGCGCCCCTCGGTTTCATCGCCATAGGGTTCGCCATAGTAGTAATCTAGGGCTTCAGCCCGCTCTGACGAGACCTCGCCCGCCGCACGACCGGAAGCCGCATCGACTTCGCCGCGACAAATAGACGCGACCTGTTCGTCAGATAATCCTTTTGCTTCAGCCATTCATTCCTCCGGTTCACACAATCCCTGTGTTGTCGTATTGGAGCGGTTCCCAGTGATGTTGTGCGGGTGCGTGCATACAGCCATAGCGGAAACTATCCGCCGCGTGCGAGGCCCAATCATGATAGGGCTTTAGCCGAAACGTCCGTCGCGCATCATCGTACTGCGCCCGGTACTGGCGCAAAGCGTCCAGCCCATGTTTACAGCGCAGTTCATCGAACCAGCAATTTTTGAGCATTCGCCGCACCGACTCGATACCGTCCTCGATGCGATGGTTGGGCACGATCGACGGCTCAATACCGAGACTTTGTAATGCCTCGATACGGGTGCGCCCGGTATCCAATGAGCGCACGCGAACGTCATGCGGGAATACGTGGTCGCCGTATTTCCAACCGCCTGCTTTCGCTTTGTCCTCCATCACCTTCGCGTAATGCCCGAGCGCTTCGCCGCTCGCCTCGTAGTAATCGATTAAACGAATCTCCGGGCCGTTGCGCTGCGCAAACCATATCGCGGTCGCATCCGCTATACCCAAGTCCGCCCACGTCTCGACTAACAATGCCGGGTCATGATTGACTTTGCCCACCCGCTGCTCGCGCATCGCCTCGTCTAATAGCCGTCCGTAATAGCTGCCCTGGATAGCGGCGTGCCAACTGCACTCGAACTCCTGATTGTAGGTCTCGTCGGACATTTGCTTTCGCGCCGCGTCCAGCTCTTTCTGCGGTACATAGCCTGTCTCGCTAGCGCGGTGGATGCGCACGTACCAATCGGGATCGTCTTTAACCGACTCATACAAATCATAAAACGAATTAAAGCCCTTGGGCGTGCCAATAAAGATGCTCCAGCCTTCTCTATCGGCCAGTGCGGGTCGTATAATCTCGGGCCATAGTCTGGACGGCATCTGCCCGTATTCATCCAGCACGACCCCATCAAAACCGAGGCCGCGTAAATTGTCGCTCGCGTCTGTGCCATGCAACGAGATGCGGGCGCCGTTCGGAAAGTCCGCCCGAAGCTCCGCCTCGTTGTACTGCATCCCCGGTATGGGTCGGCTGTAGAGTTTCAGCATATCCCACGCGACCGCCTTGGCTTGCCGATACAATGGCGCCAGATACGCAAAGCGCGGGTTGGTTAATTTACACGTCACCGCGGCGCGAATGAGTTGGTTAATACTGTAAACCGTTTTGCCAAAGCGCCGATGGCACACGAGCAGCGTGAAGCGTTTGCCCGCATCATGCGCGTCCAGTTGTAAAGGGCGCGGGCTGTACGGAATTTTAATCGTCGGCATCTATCTGCGCCGTAATCGCCTCATCCACCGCGTCCCATGAAATCTTGAGTTCGCCGCTCATTTCGCGTCCCTGTGTTTCCGACCAACCCATGCGGGCTTTCGACCACCAGATAGCCGCCGTCATATTGTTGCGCTCGACGGCTGCTTTGTAGATCGACTCCGCGACTTTGGCGTTGGCTTTCGTCATGCCCGTCGCCAGCTCGGCGCGAAAATGGTTATACATCGTTTGTTTACAGACCGGGCGCGTCGTGTGCGGGTTAATGATCACCTTGGCGATATCGTCGACGGGGATGCCATAACCACACATTGCCTCAACCTGCTTGCGCTGCTCGGGCGTCGGTTTGAATGCGTTGTTCATGGATTGCTTCCCTGCCTGTAAATGCTTCCCACCGTTTCACGGCGATGTCGACGTACTCCGGGTTTAACTCGATGGCGTGACACGCCCGCCCGGACATCTCCGCGGCAATAATGGTCGTGCCGCTACCGCTGAACGGCTCATACACCGCCTGCCCTGCGCTGGAGTTGTTTTCGATAGGACGTTTCATGCACTCGACGGGTTTTTGCGTCGAATGGCCATGCCCTTTGTCGTCTCTTGCTTTGATTTGCCAAACTGTTGACTGCGAACGGCTCCCTGACCATTGCGTATCGCCGCGCACCGCATACCAGCAAGGCTCGTGTTGCCAGTGATAATGGCCGCGACTTAGCGCAAAGCGGTCTTTCGCCCAGATAATTTGTGCGCGAATCTCAAACCCGGAGCCTTCTAAACTGCCCTGCACGGTCGCGCTTTGCTTGCCGCCATGCCATACATACGCCACATCACCGGGAAACAGCGCCCATGCCTCGCTCCAATCCGCGCGTTCATCGTTTTGCACCTTGCCCATCTTCTGCGCGTTTTTATTCACGCCCGCGGTCGCCCGCCAGCTAGCGTCGTACTCCACGCCATAAGGTGGATCGGTCACCATCAAATGAGGCGTTATACCGCCCAAACAGGCCGACACCACGCTTGCGTCTGTACTATCACCACACACCAAGGTATGCCGCCCTAAACGCCACACGTCGCCCGTCTGCGCGGTAGGCGTTACGTTTTCAGGAATAGCATCGGGATCGGTTAAACCGTCCGTCTTATCGAGCAAATCGGCCAGTTCGCCGTCATCAAACCCGGTCAGAGACAGATCAAAGTCCAGGTCTTGCAAGCCCTCTAATTCCGCCTGCAACATATCCATGTCCCAGCCCGCGTTTAAGGCCAGTTTGTTGTCCGCGAGAATGTATGCTTTCTTTTGCGCCTCGCTCAAATGCGCCAATGTAATCGTCGGCACCGTTTCCATACCCAGAAGCCGCGCTGCTTCCAGCCTGCCATGCCCGGCAATGATTCCGTTGCGCTCATCAATCAATATCGGGTTATTGAAACCGAACTCGCGCATACTCGCCGCAATCTGACTGACTTGATCGACGCTATGCGTTCTCGCGTT